TCATTAGATTTGAGATTGCCAGATGATGTTGCAACAGGTGGTACAGCAAGCGTTACACCAACAGCACCAGTAAGCAGGAGTCTTTTGGGTGGCTCTCCTGCAAACGAAGATATTGCAGCAAGACAGTTTGCGAGACAACAACCCAACATAGATGAAGAAATATCTAGGTTGATGAGATTATCTTAGTTATAGTTAATTCCAAGTTCTTCTCTATCGAATCCTAACGGCTTATCTGACAAACAATCTAATTCGTCCCTGGAGAAGTGTATGTATGGCTCTGAGTCTTCGGGTAGTTGCGGTTCAGCAATCGTTCCGAATCTGACATCATATACTTTGTTTCTATCCCAAGTGTGTGAATACACGCTATCAGTCATAGCAAATACAATTACAAATGGATGATTGGTCGTTAAAGATAACGCACCGCCCATCCTGAGTTTGGATGCACTTAATAACAGCGTATCGTATCTATCGATACCGAAGCTGCGACACTTAACTTCAAGCCAGAATGATGACTGTTTACTTTCGCACCAATAGTCCAGTCCGTATGATACTGGTAATTTATTGCAACTGACTCCCCATAATCCCTCTATAAAGCCAGCCACTCTCTCTTCTCTTTTCTGATCGTTGATTGTTTCCATCTTTGGTTTTGCGTTCATTGTCCCTCCTAGTCTTCAAAGAAGTCAGGGTCAATTGCGACTATACGTTTCATTGGCCTACCTGTAGATTTTGTACGCACACTCTTTTCTTGTATCTCTCCTGCGTTCATTAATCTATTTATAATCTCTTTGACCTCAAACGACTTCATTGATCTAAATATTTCTCTTCTATCAATATCCCTTCTACTGATACCTATTTCGCCTTGCGTTCTGATGAAACTCAAGACTTGTTTTATTCTGCTTTCCATCTCTGAACCAGCCACTTTATCTTCACATGTATCAATCATTATCTGATCATAATAATTGACATAATTAATCGCCCACTCCGTCATTTCACTTGATATAGTCTTAGCGTTTGGATTTTCTGCTAGTTGGCATATCAAAGCTAAACGCATGGCTTTTTCTTTTGTCCTAGATAAAAGAACTTCTAATCCATCTTTCTCTAGTTTGTCTTGTTGTTTGATTAAATCGTGAGCAAGAACATTCAATAAGTCTAACGAACTTTGGTCGAACTTCACGACTCTTTGTTTCATATCCAATTCTGAATTATTGATTGCCATCTGCTCCATTTCATTCATTGGTTGTCTTATTCGTCTTATCCATTCGCATACGTCGTAATCAGGTTCGCTGTAAGATACAAGTCTACCAACCGATCTAGGTAACTTTGATTCCACAACAATAAATCTATTCAAGAAACCATCTACAATACGACCAGTAGATAAAGCACCATAAAAGTTACGTGGTACTGACATACCTATCAAAGTAATTGCAGGTTTGATTGTAGAGCGATCCATAGCCTCCTGTTGCTGTTTTGCGGTCAAAGTCATCAAAGAGTAGTTGTCAGGTCTTAAAGTGCCGTGACAGCGACCCCAGGACTCCATAAGGACCTGTAGAGCGTCTTCTTTGTTTGAATTAGAAGCTTTTGCAATACTTTCTAATCTTTTACCGAATTCATCCATCACAGTTATATGTGTTGGTTTATGTCTAAGTAAACTATAAACAGCACCCGAACTGGTGTATCCATCACCTGCCATAATGTCAGCGTGTCCTGATGCGTCTAATATTGATTCTATTGTAGTTTTTACGTTCTCTTTACCTTGTCCTGATTTTGCAATACACATAAAAAACAAAGATGAAAAGTTATTCATATCTGTTCTATATATACGACCAAGTGCGACAGAGCCAAAAGCCAATGCAGTTTGCATTGATAATGCAGGTTGCTGTATGTGTGCGATTCTTTTTGAATACTCAAATACTTTTTTAAGAATACCTGGAGGATCATACAAGTCTTTCGGTTCTTTTATTGAGTATTGGCTTTTCTTAAATAGTGGGGCTTGTTGGTTTTTTCTTTGATGAGTTTTGAGTATCGAATTAACAGTCGTTGATATTTCATTCTTTGATAATGGTGGTTTGTTTTGTAGATTCCATTGCTGAACAAAAAACTCAACCATTTCTATACTGACACCTTTAGCAATTAAGTTACCTGCCAATCTAGCTGCATTGTCATTACGACTGCCTTGAACCACACCATCCATTGAAAATGGAGTAGATATTGGTTTGCCATTTATCTTTTCAGCACCTGTTATCTGTATCCAGTTCTCTTTTGTAAAGTCAGGTAAGTCGCTAGTGTTATGCCAATCCCACCCAGGGATGAATTTAGGTTCGTATATCGCACCAGTAGCATGTATGTTGTATGGTGCAATTATAAGACCGCCTGTACCTCTTATATCAATTAACTTTGCAGGGTCAGACGTGTTGGTTCTTCTAGCTACATAAGTAGTATAGTTTTCTGGGTTATTATAGTAATAGTGCATACCCTTACCAGTAACAACCTTACATGGAGTGTTAGGTAAGTTTTCTTCTGCCCAATTGACAGCTTCTGGTGTGTCAGCATCTACAACGATAAATTTACCGCATATCAAAGCAACAACGAGATCGTCACGACCTTTAAACCATTTCGTTACTTGTTCTTCACTTGGAGGTTGCTCTTTAAATTGTTGCCAACCGCCTAATTCTTTTGGCGGTACTTTGTTATGTCTCAATAAAGGTACAGGCTTATAGCCATGTTCCAGATAAGCGAGAGCAAGATCCAACGCAGTATCCTGCGCAGTTACCTCTATGTTAAGCACTAGCTTTCTTTCTTAGTTTCGTCTATTGGCCCGTAGATAGATTCAAAATCTAATTTACCGCCAGTATTCTTTATTATGATTTTTGCTTGCTTGATGGAGGGTTGTCTTCTGCCATACCTATATGCTTTTGCAGTTCCAGGAGTACATTCAAAAAGTTTTGCGGCTGCCTCCGTACCCATAAATTCTATGTATTGTCTCAACGTGTATCTTTGCACCTCTCTCTCCTTATATTCAGGTTCAAATCCCTCTTGGTAAAGGGTCTTGAGTATTTCAGTTGATAATTCTTTCTGCCTAAAATAATAATTTGTAATCCATTGTTTGTTTTTTGTTTTGTTCATGCTACAATAAGTCCCAATTGAGTGAAAAACTAAGTGTAGCTCAATTTGTTATGAAATAAAAGTTAAACTTTAATATAATTTTCATGGAGAAAGATATGAACGATAGTATATTATCACGTATAAAAACTCCAAACGAACTTGTGGAACAACAGGGTGCTAAATTGTTAATCTACGGTGAGTCTGGAGCAGGGAAAACGACTTCTCTCAAAACTGCACCTGGTAAAACCTTGGTTGTAAGTATGGAGAGTGGTTTATTATCTATCAAAGATGCTGATAATTTGACAGCGATTGAAGTCAAAGAAGCATCAGAGATAGAAGAGATAGCACAAATGCTAGAAAATGGCACACTCGATTACGACACAGTTTGTCTGGATAGTATTACCGAGATGTCAGAGATTTTGTTATCTCAAGAAAAAGCAAAATCAAAAGATCCACGCAGAGCATACGGAGAGGTAATCGAAGTGATGATTAAAACAATGCGTAGGTTTAGAGATTTGCCAATTCACGTTATATTCATCGCTAAACAAGCAAGGGAGCGTGATGAAGCAACTGGTATGTTCCATTATCAGCCGATGATGGTAGGTGCTAAGTTGCCAACTCAAATACCTTACTTTTTTGACGAGGTGTTATGTTTAAGAACTTTTGATGACGAAAACGAAGAAGGCAAAAAAATTGTCAGTCGTTGGTTTCAAACAAGAGTTGGACAAAACTACACAGCAAAGGATCGGAGTGGGAAGTTAGAAGAGTTTGAAGCAACTAACTTATCCGATATTATTAATAAACTAGGATTTGCATCAGGGGGTGCAGTATGAACGATTTTGAAGGATTAGATATAAGTATGGAAGAGGCAGATGGCGGTTCATTTATACCAGAGGGCGAATACCCTTGCATTATAAATGTATCTGAAAAAACGACATCGGCTGCAGGTAACGATTACCTAAAAGTAGAACTATCAGTAACTGGTGAGAAATACTCTGGTTGGAGAGTAAGAAAGAACTTCAATCTTTGGTATCAACATGCAGATGCACAAAAACAAACCGAGATCAGAGGTTACGCTAATAATGATTTTGCACGTTTGTTGAAAGCATGTGGAATGGATACACCGCCAAAAAGTGCTGTTGCGTTACAAGGTAAAGAAGTAATTTGCAAGTTAATAGTAAAAGAAGCGGAAGAGGGTTCGGAGTATGGGCCAAGTAATGAAGTACAGGCTTTCAGTAAAGCTGAAACGATGACTCCTCCAAAAGCATCTAATTTGCCACCGAGTATGTCAAACGACAAAGAAGAGAAGGAAGATGATAAAGGGGCAAAACCACCTTCTTTATAATAACCACACGGCTCGCTAGGAGTCGAAAGAGATACGTGTTTCTCCATACCCTAAATCATCACACTATCTCAACCTAGCAGATGTACCTTATAGCTAGAAAAGGCAACTCCTATAGCCTTTATTGAGCAACTTTGGTGCAGTTGTCTAGCAAGACGCACCTTTTTTTACAAGGAGAGATGTATCAAACCAAGTTCAGCAAAAGCAAAAGGCAGACTACTACAACAGAAGTTCAGAAATATGTTAGTAGATCTTCTTGGACTTGACGAAGATGATCTCGAAAGTCGCCCGATGGGGAGTGCTGGTGAAGATGTAATAATGGGTAAGCAATCCAGGGACAAGTTCCCATATTCAATCGAATGTAAAAATCAAGAATCCATAAATCTTTGGAAAGCCTACGACCAGGCATCAAAAAACTGTAAAGGGTATGAGCCTTTAGTCGTTCTTAAAAGGAATCGAAGTAAAGTATTGGTTCTTTTAGATGCAGAGTATTTTGTAAAACTGCATAATAACAAAAATGGATAATCATTTAATTGAAAATTATTGGGAGCATCAAGAAGAAAAGATGTTCCTTCCAAAGAAGTTTGATTGTCCTGCATTGATTAGTTTTAGTGGTGGCAGAACGTCAGGCTATTTACTGTATAAAATTTTAGAAGCATACGATGGGGTGCTTCCTGAAGATGTGCATGTTGTATTTGCTAATACAGGTAAAGAAATGGTACAAACTTTGGATTTTATTAACGATTGTGCAAAAAACTGGAATGTAAATGTTAGGTGGTTAGAGTTAGACATACATGAAGAACGGCCAATTTATCGAACTAAAGAAGTAACATACGAAACAGCCAGTCGTAATGGTGAGCCGTTTGAAGCATTAATTAATAGAAAAAAGATGCTGCCAAATCCAGTTGCCAGGTTATGCACAATGGAATTAAAAATTGGTGTGATGAATCGTTTTATGAGATCACATGGATACAAGAGATGGGCGAATGTGATTGGATTAAGATATGACGAACCAAGAAGAGTATCTAAATCTGTAAAACAAAATGAATCAGGAAAGAACAAATACGAGTCATTAGTACCATTGTTTGATAATAAAGTAATGGTTAAAGATGTAGGTGATTTTTGGAGAAACAACGATTTTGATTTGAATTTACCAAATCATAACGGCAAGACTTTAGCTGGAAATTGCGATCTTTGTTATCTCAAAGGTCAAAAAACATTGATTAAAATTATAAAAGAGAAACCAGAACTTGCTGATTGGTGGATAGAACAAGAGAGAAAATTACAAACATCTGCACAAAAAGAATTAGGTAGAGATGCTCCTACAGCAAAATTTAGAAAAGACAGCAGCTACGTAGAGTTAGTTGAGTTAGCCAAACTTGATGCCAAACAAATAGAAATGTTTGAGGATGATGGTAGAAGTTGTTTCTGCCACGACTAGCGGTTTTCTTCAATCAATTTTTGTAAGTACCACCTGGCTTTACGTA